AAAAGAAAGGTAGAGACTACCTTACTTCCACCCAACGAGGTAGAAAGCTACCCCCGTCGGAGTTCCATCGTGTACAACAACGGCATTTAGGAAAAATTCGACGTAGGATTTTACAATCTCTACGATCGACTTCCTTGCTGGATGTTATCCGAGCAAGCCTAGGGGCGTCGCCATCATAGATGGCTTCGTCCTTAGCGTTCCAGTACCATTGGTTCAGACGCCACCTGGGGTCTGAACAATCAAGAGTACATTTAGTACTCTCGACGTACACACTGCAGAGCGCCTCGGTACAATACAAAAACGTATTATACCGGACGGCTCTTTTCCGTAACAGATACTCTTGGTCAATTAATGAACGACGCTCACACAGCCCATAAGGCTGGAGTGAGACATCGCTTGTTAAAGGAACAAGAGGATTAACTTGCGTTATATCTGCCCGGAGCAGAAGACGTAGGCGGTCGAACATCCCGTATTTTAACACTACACGGTTGTGTAGATCCAAAAGCGACTGGTAGTCGTTTTTGATGTTAAAAGACGAAGGATCAATTTTCAAGCGAACCGGAGTGATATCGGTGCCGAGATAGGCATCCATACCACAAGATTCGCGAAAAAGACCGTGAACGAATGATTTGTTTTTGTTGACTAGAAGATTGTTAGACTCTAGTCCACGCACAACAGCCTCGTAATAGTCTTTAGGGACGATAATATCGTCTCCGAAGACGCGAACGAGTCTGAAAGCGGAAAGGACCTTTTCGAAAGGTATTTTCCGCGCTGATACGAAACCTTGCTCTGCTAATATAGCAGCAACAGAGATTGTACAGCATACAACACTTAATATGGAGAAGGTTTTTCCGTCTCCCATAGGTGCGAACATAGACAACCGATGCTTCTTCCCATTGGGAAGCCAAGCATGGGTAGGTCTACAGCATGCCAACGCAAGATAATCATTGCGATGGAACAGATAACATACTAGACTAAGCGGTAGACGATCACTAGCATCAGATAAATCTAATGTAGCGTTACTACCGAATATAGATCCACGGAGAGCAAGTTCCTTAGAAGGACCTTGATCGTCGTAGTCTATAGATTCCCTATACCATAAGTTGTTCTTACAGAACTTCTTAATGTTATAATCGCAGCCTAATTGACATATCATCGCCTCTTTCGGGGAGATGAAGACGCCTCTAGGTCCTTTCCAAGTTTTTGGAACAAGAGTGAGCCTACATTC